AGTATGTACAACCGGATGCTCGATGCCAAGATGACGGCATTGCAGATCGAATCAGGTCTGGGAACCGGCACGGCCTACGAGACGAATCCGTTTCAGGCGTCGGCCGTCACTCAGATCAACCAGACCATCGAAAGCGGCCTGGTCAACAGCGGTCAGTCCCAATACCAGACCGCTCTGCTTCTGGGTCCGTTGAAAGGGGACGCGGTCCTCTTCAACAACATGACAGCCCAGCTGTCACAGTATCCGGTCATTGCATCGCCAGGAACGCCTTCGATCGCCACCAACAATCCAAACCAGATCTCGATTTTGGGACAGGACGTTTCGCCGGCGCTGGCGAGCACCATGAACAGCTCGCTCGACTCCTTCCAAAGCTCCTATGCGTCGGTCTTCCAACTGACTGCGGGTGTAGGAGTCGTCGCCCAGGACGTCAATAATGTCCTGAACCAGTTCTTCCTGGAACCTCCCACCAATCTGGTGAGGATGATCCCGATGTTGCAGGCACTTCAAGGCTTCTCACAAGGGCCTCGTCTGGACTCGATCGTCAATGGGATGACTGGCACGGTGTTCGTTCAACTCATCGCTGAAGCGGCCGGTATGGTCATCATGGCCGACCGTTTCATGCAGACCGCGGTGCAGCCCCTCAAAGGCAGCACATCCAATATCGGCCAGATGGTCTCGCAGATCCAGGCAGCCGCGGCCATGGCCAACGTGGTTGTCAACGGCGCAAGACAGAGCTTCGTGAACACCACCGGCGGGCTCAAGGGTTGTTCGCTGGCCTACAACAGCGGCCTGCCGACAGCGCCGGTCAGTTCGTCCGCGCTGGTGCCGGCGAGCACCTTCCAGGTTCCCGGGGCGGGTCCAATGACTCCCGGCCTGATGACGTTGGCTACCCACCTCGATTGGGCAAACACGACAGTCAGCAATCGGGTCATGGTGCTTCAGGAATCCTTCCAGAAGCTGTTGAATCGCCGGACCGGCGACATGAACACCCAGATGGACATCATCGCCAGCACTCAGGCCCTGAACACACTGACCCAACTGGCCAAGGCCGTGATGACCTACAACAGCAGCCAGCCTGCGGTAGGCGCCACAAACTCAGTCACTCAGACCGCGGCTGTGAGCCAGATCCTCAGCGGCATGAGTTCGACGACAGGCACTTCCTTCGTTGTCACCAACGGCCATATGCAGGCAGTTTCTCCCACAGTCCCCGCACCGCCCAGCAACGTGCAAACGGTTCTGACCAAGGGCGGCGTGAACCTGATCGTTGCATCCTCGTCGACTGTACAAGCACCCACCATCGGAGCAGTGAGCTAATGCCACGCACACCAGACACCACTCTGCAGGACAATGCAGCGGCCCGGCAGGAACGGCTTATGGCCTTTGTTGACGGCACGTCCACCAAGGCCAAGCCCGGCAAAGCCGCAGTGATCCGCCGGACGATCGCTGGCCAGGTCATCGAGCCCAACATCAAAGGGCTGGGGCGCAGGACTGCCTCGTATACCGATAAGGGCTTTCAGCCTGTTGAACGGTCGACTGGAGAACGCAACATCAGCGACAAGCTGATGGAAGGCATGAAGGTTGAGGACGCCGGCAAGATGCTGAACGGCGACCTGAACAAGATCAAGCTCGACAAGGCAGCCGATTACATCGGCACCTACTATATGTGGAACGGCATCCTGATGCCGGAGTATGACATGCGCGAACCGCACGCCATCTCTGACACCGAGGTCTACGTCAAGCAGGCCGTGGCTCGCAAGCTGGCGCTCGCCGCGCGCGCGGGCTACGAGATCATGAGCGACCGCGAGGAAGACGCCGATTACATCCAGACTCGCATCAATGCGTTTGAATTCGTCACCGAACGCAGCTTTGAGAGCTTCATCAAGGGCGTTCTGCGCAACATGTTCCTGTGTTCCAACTGCTTCCTGCTCAAGATCCGCAAGGAAGACGCTTCCCCGGTGAGCAAGAAGAAGGGCGGCAGGGTTCCAGTCGCTGCCTATGTGATCGTCCCCGCCCACACGATGCACCCTTATCTGGAGAAGGGGAAGATCAGCAAGTGGCGCCGCATCTTCGACCACGGCATTCCGTGGATCGATTACCCGGTTGAAGACATCATCCACCTGAAGTGGGATGTCAAGCCTGGCCACATCTTCGGAACGCCGCGCACCATCGCCGTCCGGGATGACATCTTCGCCTTGCGCCGGCTTGAAGAGAACATCGAACTCCTGTTCATCAACCACCTGTTCCCGTTGTTTCACGTTCAGGTTGGCAACGAGAAGGCTCCTTGCACCTATGGTCCGGGCGGTGAGTCCGAGATCGATATGGTGCGCTTCCAGATCGAGAACATGCCCAAAGAGGGCGTGTTTGTCACGGATGAGCGCGTCACCGTCACCGCCGTTGGTGCCAACGGCAAGTCTCTTGACTTCAAGGCCCTGGTGGAGCACTTCAAGTCCCGGGTCTACATCGGCCTGGGCATGAGCGCCATCGATATGGGCGAAGGCGCCGACGCCACCCGCGCCACTGCCGACAACATCTCGCAGAACCTGAAGGATTCGATCAAGGCCGACCTCGACGAGCTGGCCGATCAGATCCGGATGTTCATCTTCAAGGAATGGTTCCAGGAAGCCAACTACTCCACCTCTGTGCAAAAGGGCGTGGCGCGCACCAAGCTGGCATTCCACGAACTCGATCTCGACAATCGGATCAAGGAAGAGACTCATGTGATGGCTCTCTTCAATTCCCACCTGCTCACCGAGACGGAAGCCCGCAAGCGGATGAACCTCAAGCCGATGAGCAAGACGGAGCAGAACGATACCCACTTCGCTCTCCATGTGCTTCGTCTCGAACGCGAGATCCAGAAGTACAAGACCGCATCGGCCATTGAGATCGGCGAACAGGATGTGAAGAACCAGAAGGCGTTGGCCGGAACCCAGATGAAGCTGATGGAAGCCCAGGCCAAGCTGTCCGAGGTCAAGGCCAGCCACGAACAACAGAGTCTCGAAGCACAGGCGAAACATCTGCCTGTCATTGTCAAGGCGAAGGTCGCCGTGGCCAATGCCAGCTCACGCCGGGCCAGCAAGGGTACCGGTGCCGGTCACCCGCGCGGAGGTACGGCCAAGAAGACAACCCAGACCGCCGCGGCAACCGCCAATAAAATGCGGCCGGCCAACCAGCATGGATCGAAGCTGGGCCCAGGCAAGAACAGTGACAGCCTCATGAGCGAGATCTATGAAGGCTTGGTGCAAGGTCGGGACCGACTGATTGCCGATGGTCTCAATGTGGATAAGAACTGGCGCAAAGCAAGCGGTCAGATCATCGATGAGATCGTTGCGCGACTCAACCAGCGCGAAATCACCGATTCAGTTGGTGATTCCTATACTAGACAGGAACGAGCCGCCGGACTGAGTTCATTGAAGTCCGTGATTGCTGAAACTTCTGATCCTGAGCTTCTTTCTGTGCTTCTTCGAGCGGAATTGGAAGACGAGGTAGATGATGCCGAACTTGAATATGCCATTGCCGGTCGTGCAGCTTAACGGTCCTGGGATGCAGAACTCCAGAGTGACTCCGCTGCAACAGGCACTTGCGCAGGATGCGTCCGCTCTGTTCCAGAGCAACGCATCGATTCAGCCCATCCCGCAGGGAGGTCCCTTCCTGCTTGAGATTCCTCTCAATCGTTAGGTAGTGGGGCGCCGGACAGTACCTGTTACCCGAGCGACTAACTAACAGTTGGTTTCATACAAGGTAGGAAATGCTGAGCGAACGCCGTTGGCTCAAGATCCACGACTTCCTGACGTTTCGTCCGAGCGCGGTTCTTGAGAACAAGAGATTCCTGTTCGAGTGCAAAGACTCGAAGTCCGAGACAGGCCACAGCCTGCTCGTTCGCGTGGACGCGACTCACGCCGGCATCGTTACGGGCAATCGCAAGTTCTACCGTCCCGATTGCATGCAGGACGCGGTTCAGACCTGGGTTCCCAAAGGGGTCGCCGCACTCCCCGTCCTTCGGGGGCACGACAAAGAAGGCGATGTCCTGGGCCGGATTCGTGAGGCCAAGTACATCGACGACTCCTGGAAATACGCCAGGGACTTTCCGGTTCTGAAGGAATCAGTCTTCTACAACCGTGATTCGAAGTCTGGCAACAAGTTCAACCTGTTCAAGACGGTGGACTGGATCCAGGACAACCTGGCCCGGGTTAAGGGCTACCAGGGCGTTGGTCATATCGAACTGGGTCTGAACCTGACCAACCCTGATGCGATTCAAAAGATACTCCGCGACGAGTATCTGTGCGTTTCGGCCGGCGCGATTACCGACTCGGCCACTTGTTCCATCTGCCACACCGACTGGGCGTCTGAAGACAAATGTGAACACCGCCCCGGTGAGATTGTCGATGGACGCATGGCCTTCCTGATCTCGGGAAGGTTCAAGTACAAGGAGCTCAGCTTCGTCAACTTCGGAGCCGATCCGTTTGCTCAGGTGAAGTCCTATGAGTTGAAGGATTCCCTCGAGAAGATGTTCTTCCTTGGTCTGCCTCTCGATGACCAGCAATTTGCTATCGACAGGGGCCTCAAACTGACCGACAGCCTGTACGAGTCGGACATCGTGATTGAATACGAGGAACCAAAGATGACGATTGACGTGGCCGCCGTTGGGAAGACTCTCAAGAGTCCTGATCTGACGGCAGAAACAGCATTCGATCTTCAGGATCAGCTCACGGCCTGGACACCGGAAACGGACGACGACAAGACCTCCCGGCGCAGCCTGCAGTCGACTCTCACAGCCAAGATCCGCAAGAACGGTTGGAAGCGGAAAGAAACTGCCGATCCGGCCGCGATCGAAGATGCCGGCATGAGCGCCGATCTTGCAGCGGTTCCCGCAGTGGCCGAAGATGCCAACGCCGCGGCTGCCATTACGACAGCGGTTGCTGAGGCAACCGAGTGCGTGGACGGGGTCTGCGATTGGACAGGGTTCACCCTGACCGATGAGGACCAGGCGTTCTTCGCCGACGAACAGAAGGTTTACGACGAGCTTTGCGTCGAGCTGGATGCCGCCGGCACCAGCGGCGAGTTGAAGGACGAACAGATCAAGGACGCCAAGCTGGATGCGGAAGCCCGCAAGAAGCTGAGTGGCAAGTCCTTCTGTGGTCCGAATCGCACCTTCCCCGTGGAAGACTGCGCGCATCACACCGCAGCCCTTCGGCTGCTCGGCCGGGCCAAGATCAGCGACGGCGCCAAGGAGAAGATACGGGCCTGCGTGGAGAGAAAGGGCAAGACCTTGAAGTGCGGGATTACGAAGACCGAGGACGCACAGAACAAGTGCTTCAATTGCGGTTCTAAAAAGAACCTCGGCTTTACTTCCGATGGCGAGTACGTCTGCGAAGAATGCTCCGACAACCTCAGGGATAAGCTTCGGGGACCGATCAGTGATGAGCTGAAGACTCTGGCTGCCGACCTGAAGCTGTTCGATGCCGAGGAGGCCGACAAGGACACCCGGGCCGCAGAGGTCAAGGAGATTCTTGGCCACTACGAGTGTCTGGACAAGCATCACAAGTCAGCGGCTTCCGACAAGCACGGACTGCAGTACAAGATGGAGGATCTTCACAGCGCCCTGGGCGAGCGGTGGAACAAGGACCGTTATGTCGAGTGGGCCAAGAAGTACCTCACTGAGAACATCAAGGATTCGTTGCTCATCACCAAGGACGAGCTGGCCGAGAAGGACGACGCCGTTCTGGGCCTGACCGATGAGCTGGCGACGATCAGAACCAGTGTCGCCACCAAGGACCGCCTGCTCGCCGCCGTCCTCCTGGATTCGAAGACGAG